GTGCCAGTCCAGCCATGCCGTCAATAACAAGAGCACGACTAGGAGTCCAAGTATCAACACACCCGAACCGTTGTCCAGTGCGATCATCAGGGAAGTCATTCAAAACCTCCAAAAGTTTGATGAATTGGTTGTGCTTCGAGCGGTTGGGGTCTTGGAGTTTGGCCAAGGTGTCCAACTGCATCGTGTTGATTTTGTTTGCTGCGTCCATCAGTTCAAGGAATGAGGCTTTGGGGGCCTCCATGTTGTGCCAATGGACATTTGCGGGAACTTCTTTGCCCTTGTCTGTCCAATAGGCCAGCAAGGATTCGAGGCCAGGCTCCAACCCCAAATAAAAGACCTCCACACCTGCATCTGCCAATGTGCCGATGGCGTAGGTTTTTCCTGTGCCAGCCGGACCCATAAGAAGGCAATTTACCCCGGCGAGAATTGACACTTTTTCCGTCATACTAAGCCTCTGTTTTTGATGTTACATATACATCCGGTAGACACTCCCCACTTTCTGGCAGTGGGGCGAATTCCGGCGCCAGCTTGCAGTTCATTCCAAATCTCAGTTCTTTGCGCGTTAGACAGTTTTGCCATCCCATGCCCTTCCCCTTTTGCAGACCTTCCCTTATCCTTTTTATCCTTCATATTGTCTGCGTTTGTACCAAGCCTCAGATGCTCTGGATTAACGCATGAAGGGTTGTCACATCTGTGCAATACCATCAATTCGGGGTCTGTGATGGGTCCGACATAAACCTCATAAGAAACTCTGTGGGCTCGGAGATGGTAATTCCCGATTTGAAGTTTTCCATACCCTTTTGGGCTTAAAGAACCTGTCCAAATCCAACAACCTGGAGTAACTCGAAATCGGGCTTCTAGATATGTTTGAAGTGTTTTTTTAGTCAGTGTCATAAACCCTCCGTATTATTAATGACACTCCTATTATATCTAGAATCCCCGGCCCGGATTATTAAGACATGGTGAGCATCACGTTTGTGCCTGCTAATACGCTTTTCTTTTCTTCAGTCATTTGCTATCCTTCATTTTGCAGATTAGGTAAGTTTCGCTAGGCCACTTTTTAAGCAATCTGTTTTTCCGTCTTTCGGCTTTCTTCTTAGAATCTGTTTCGAAGATTTCCTGACGGCCCTGTTTTGGGTCATCTACTACCCAAGTAGGTTTGTACAGATCGGCCAGTACCTTTGAGTAAAGGTTATTTTTTCCGCAATACCATATCCTATAACGAGGGGTCATTTCCTATCCTTCGTTGGTAGTATTCCATATGCCGTTCGAATTCCCATCGTACAACATCCGGGCATGACAACAGCAAAGCACTGTATTCGGGTTCCCATGCTAGCAACAGGCTGCCAGCCACAGTGAAAGGGCTAGGTCCGGGGTGCAAACGGCAGTGACCACCCTGAATTTGCCACTTGTTTACAAAGCCGTTTTCATCGGTGACGGGGCACTTGGCCCACAACTCTCCACAATCAGGGCAAAAGTATGCGTAGCTGTAGGCTGGTTGTCGTTCGCCGTGCACAATCACATGGGGGCGGAGGACGTTACCGAGGAAACGGCCTTCGACGTGGAAGTGTTGGTCATACATGGTTATTTGAAGGTTGTTAAAAACATTCCCACACCACAACCGATGATTGCACCCCCCGCCCCCATTACAAACATCGCCAATAATCTGATAATAAATGTGGCATCCATTACATCATCCCCCTCAATTCATCACCCAATGCCACGCCATCATCCGTAGCCTGCCCCTTCAACCCTGCTGCTGGCGGCAAACTCGGGTGCCTCACATGGCCCCATGAGGCCTCAAAATCGGCAACACTCATTTCCGATCTCTGCAAAGGATCCCACACGCGCTGCTCAAACTTCGCTGGCAACCATTCTTCCGGATTCGAGGACTTGCACACACTGACAAAAGAGCACCCACCGTAGTCCGTGCATGCACCGTCGAGGGAGAAGTCCCAATACCCTTCTTCCCAGCATCGAATCATTCGCTGTATGTCCCGATTGACTTGCCGCTCCCAACGATCGATTTCATAATCAGAGCGATAAGTCTCCACTTCCAAAGTATCATATTTAGTCTTGAGGATGGATACCCCACGAACAATTGTTCCAGCTGTCTTGATACCTTGTCTCCGGGCTGCCCAGGAATAACCAGTAAATTGACTACGCATCTCCCATTGACGGCCCCAAGTTGCACCGAGAGATGAAGTGGTCTTCTCGTCATAAATCCACACTCCCGCGCCGTAGCGCTCTGCGATCATGTCCGACCGTCCTGTGTAGAGGATGGGATCCCCCGTCACAGGGTGTCTGACTTCAAGCGGCTCTGCAAAAGAAAATTCGATCCCTCTACGACCCGACGCGAGCGTAATGGGAGTGGCCCCGTCAGCTCCAAGAGGGTAGTTAAACAGATAGAATTCAAACGCCCCACACATTCGTTCAAGGGACTTTGCTGAGTCATCAGGGCAGTCGAAGTCGCCATAATGTGCAATAAGGGCAGAAAGTCCTGCAGCCTCTGCGTCAGCAGCGCTTCGCCCTTCAACGTAGAAGGCTGTTCGAGCCGCCTCAATAGCGCTTGCAAACGCTCCCCCGGCGACAAGGTGGACAGACTGCTGGAGGGGCTTCCAATGATCGACATATTGGTATTTGAATTTGGCAGGGCACGAACGGAACGTGGACAGGATGGTCGAATCCACAGTGTGGGGAAAGAGAGGCCTGAGTTGGGGTTCCATCACACACTCTCCGACAACTGCTTCTTGAGGTCGGCCACACGGTTTTCCATGATCGCCAAATCTTGCTTGAGGCGGTCGGAATGTGTTTCGCGAAGAACGGTGTCCAGATTGAATCCATCGGGAATTTCAATCTGAAAGTCTTTTTTCAGGACTAGAGCTTCGTTTTTTGTAAGCGGTGCTTCGAATGAATCGATTCTATACACCACTTTATCGTTGTAGTCCTTGTATGCATGCACATACGCAGTCACGGTTACAATCATTTTGAGCCTCACTTAAGCAGATTTTCGAGTTGCAGACGGGCGTCACCCTCAACACCGGACAGAATCTGAGCTGCAAAAGACCGCCGAAGATTTGCGCGATAAGCATCAGCCACCGCCTCTTCGATCTTGCGGTTTCGCTCCATATTGGCTTCATGCTCAGTCAGATCAATCTTCATGATGACCCAACGCAATTCGTACTCTGCATTCGGCTGCACTTGCACCGTATCATCAACATTGACGACAGTCACTACTTTCATTTGCCCTGCGGCCTCCACAAGAACCTGGTCCCCGACTTTCACATCAAGATGGGTGACATAGTTGTAGAGTTTTGCCTGTTCCTTCTCACCGCCATTCCTGGCGATGTACTCGTTATCATAACGAGAAGGGGTGAATGTCACTCGAATAGTCTTTGCATCGTGGCGCAACAGTGCTGCAATATTCTTATCCATCATGAGCCTCTTCTATCAAACGGTTGAAAGGTTACAGGCCAAGTTCGCCTAGCAAATCGTCACTGTTAATCGGCTGAGCCTTTGCCTTCGCGTCAGCCTTTTTGGCCTTCGATTTGGTGCTGGTTTCCTGCGCGTTGACACGCTCTTTGCGGATCGCGGCGATGGCTTCGCGCATCTCATCGAGGGTGAGGCCTTCGGGGGTTGCAGCCTTTGCGCGCCAATATTGGATCTTTTCGGCAATAACGTCAGACATTTGTCAGGCTCCTTCAGTTTCATGCCATCATAATCACACATTTCCTTGAAAAGCCTCACGGAATCTTGTGAAATGGGTTGCGGTTCTCCATTCATGTTGTACTCAAACGTTGCGCATTCAACTTCGTCTTTCGCCCGTTCCCAAAGACTCACCGGCACCAGAATGTAATCCACGCCGGCAAAAGTCACTCGTTTTTTCAGGTGTGCCACACAAACCTCCATTTGTTTGTAGGAATTAATGTATTTTAATTCCTACTAGAAAATAGTCAACTCAGTTTAATCCGGCTCGTTAAACTCCGGTTTTGGCTTAGACTTCGTGGTGCGAAGGAGACGATTGCAGCCACAGCAGTACCAATCATAGTTCCGCTCGACGCCGAATTCGTGATCGAAGGAGCAATCGTCGATTTCCACAGACATTTCGGCATCGCAATCGGGGCAGAAGCAGGTTGTCATTCTAACTCCCCGAACATAGAAACAGTCTCGTTGTGGGACGAGTACAAGCAACATAAAGGCACTGAAAAGCCTCCTTCCGATTCCTGTTATACAAAACGTCGTTTACGTCTACGAACACGGTTTCGTAGGTCGAGCCTTGGGAACGATGAGCCGTGATCGCATTGGCGTAGCGAATGTCATGAAAGAGCTCTTTGTGTTCCCAAAACTTCTTCCACAGCTTCGGATTCGTCCGCGCTTCGTGGGCCATAGACTGACTATCATTGTCAAAGGTTTGCTTTGACGATGGGTGAATCACCAATAACCTAACGACGCGATTATCTTCTGTGCGAGCCTTGAGTTCGATTGCATGATACTTTGGTTCCAGTGGGTGAACGCAGTTCGCGACTGACTCCACGATAGCTTCGTCGTCAGTACCCATGAGGTAGTCATCTCCGCGCTCGCAGGGTCCGGCAGCGACAACACGGTCCCCCGGCAGGAAGAATCCAGGGACAGCATCAGCTCCATAAATTCCCGCCCTAGCAATGGCATTATATTCTGCAACTCTGACATTTCGCCAGGAGATAACTTTTGCGGTAGTACCGTCAGCGAAATCACCAGCCTGTGCGGCGGCAAAGATTCGCTCTTTGAATTCACGCTGAGAGAGCTTCCAGATCCCTGTGTGTCCATCGTTGTCGCTCCTAATTTTGATCGATGGGGCCAAGGAATTGATCTGTTCCCGCACCATCGTGGCGAATGTGAGGATTTGGTTATCGTGGCGCATTACTCGGGTGAGGTTGGCTCCCTCCATGCCCGTGAGTGCCATCGATGCCGGTTCTCCCACGGGGGGCAATTGCGCCAAGTCCCCCATGAACACAACCTTCAACCCCCACCGCTCTGCTGTCACCCGCAAGATATCGAAGAGGTTTCTGTTCACCATCGAAGCTTCGTCAACCACAATAACATCAAGATTGCTAAGGTCAGGAGTCTTACCTGCCACAACCTGTTTGAGTTCCCCAGACTTATCCACACGTAGGCCAAGCAAAGAGTAAATAGTACACGCATCGCCAGTCACCTGTTTGAGGACTTTCGCGGCCTTGTTCGTAGGAGCGGTGTAAGCGAACGCCGAAGCCGAAGAACGACAGCGCGCAACAACTTCACGCATGCAGAAGGTTTTGCCTGTGCCTGCGAATCCCGTGAAACAAAAATACCACTGGAATGTTGAGGGGTCTTCGATGAAGTCGATGAGGCGCTGAACCGCGATCTTTTGTTCAGGGTTGAGTTCCACAGGTTTGTGTGAAAATCCTTGACCCATTGGGGCGTTGTCAACATGATATTCGACGGCTTTGTCGAGTTTGCTTTGGCTAAGGTCGCTATCATCTTCCCATGGCGGGAGAGTGCTATCTGTCATATGAGCCTTCAAGTTTGTCTGTGCGTGCCAGCACGCGTTAGGGGTTGAGGGTGTTACCACTTCGGGATAACGTCTGGAACATGGCAATAGGTGATTTCAAGACCCAAAAGCTTCGCAATCCGATGCTCCCACACACTGCCTTTGCTGTTCTGCCAATCTGGCAGCATTCGCATGCTGTCGCAAAGGGGGATTTGACCTACGCAAATGCGCATGCAATATTGCCAGAGCCGTTCGCTTTCGATGCCGCCCCATTCTTCGATAGTTTCTTCATTGGGCAGGGTGATAGAGAAGGGGCTAAATGTCTCATACCCACACTCTCGTAACAGCCTTTCCTCATGATCGAATGCATCTCGATTGAGGTTTGGCTTGCCACTGATGGGGCCACTGATGAAGACTCGGGTCACGGCATCACCTCCGAAAGATATTTGCGAACAGCCGATTCGATGAGTTCGGATTGCTTCCCATGCGGGACTTTGCCTTCGGCCTCGCTCCACAAATGGAGCTTCATTCGGGCAACAAGGTCTTCGGGCAGGCTGATATTGATTTGGACACTGCGAATGGTTTTCGTGGGGCGACCACGGCTCGTTTTGACTTCACTGTTGGGCATCTGGATACCATCCATTCTCGTTAGTGCCTGCTGACTTCGAATAGTTCTTGTGCGCAGCCCATGTGGCGATGTGGGGGGTTTCGTGTTTGGTGAGGTAAAGATTTTCGTCCCGCCAATTGTCCGTGTCGATACAGCTTGCGCACACATCCGCGAACTCTTCTACGATCTTGATGAAATGCGGCAGGCCTTCAAGCATCGTATGGTCCGATGCTGGCACGTATTTGAAGGAATGTTGCTGCCATTTGTGCTGCTGATGCTGAAAATAGCCCTGAAAATGGCGATGGCGAGAGCCGCAACAAGAGCAGACTTGTTCGTAGAACATGGCAATAGCGGCAATAGGCTTCCAATCAACCTTCACCTCTGCTTTTTGGATCTTTTTGATCTCGGCTTTGTGACCGCTACGCTGGAAATGCTCTGCGGCACCCAACTTTTCTTTCCGGGCCTTGAGTTTTTGGGACTCTTTGTAATCGTTACTTTCTACGATTAGTGAATCGAGGTCTGCAAAATCGTCATCTGACATGGTGAGCCTCCGTGTGGTTTGTGCTACGGCTCTACTATGACGCATTGTAGGGCCATATTCCAATGAGACTTTTCTCTCAATTTGGAGTTTTCCATAGGAATTAATAATTATTAATTCCTACAAACAAAAGAAAAACGGTAGCTAACCGGGGGATTAGCTACCGTCACTGCAAGGCACAACCGTGGAGGCTCAATTACACGGTCTATTGCAGGTACATTTGGAGGGACCGGCGGGAATCGAACCCGCGCCGTAGGCGTGAAGAGCCTTATGTGCTTGCCAATTACACCACGATCCCATCAAAGGCTTATGCCAGTTCGTCAAGCAGTGCATCCGTATCAACTGCTTCCTTTTCCTTCTTCTTCTTCTTGGCCTCAAGCTCAGCCACAATCGGGGCGATCTTCGGATTTTGGCGAAGAGCCAGCTTCTCGGCATTCGTCTTCGTCTTGAGGTAGTCCTTGATTGCCTGCGGGGACTTGCCGGTTTGCTGGATGAGGGCACGGGCCAGCACGCTCGTACCTGCCAGACCCGACGATTCACGCTTGGCCGTCCATTCGCCTTCGTTCAGACGGTCGATGACCTCTTCCACCGCGAGGACCATATCCTCAATGTCCTTCAGGCCGGCGACTTCATCACCCACCTTTTGCTCGATGCCGTGCGCAGCGAACTTTGCGAAGAGTTCAGCATTGGGGGCGATGGTGAAAGAGCGAACTTCGCCATTACGGAAGTCAAATCGCGTGGTCACATGGCCGTGATGGTCAACCGTGCTGGACTTCAGAAGCTGACGCTTGCCGGGAAACTTAACCGTCGTGCCGTCGTCCATTGCCACTTCTTCGTATTGCGTACCCTTTGCTGCCACTTGTTCTTCGCTCATTTGCCACTCCATCAGGATTGTTGGGGGCGGCACCGCGTTTTGTGTGCCGTTGATAGAACTATACAGGGAACCCCATAACAATGCAATGGCCCGAGGGTGATTACTTGCGTTTGCGAATGGCGGCGAGTTTTTCCATGTTGGTTACCAATGACGAATCCGGTGCAATCACGCCTCGTGTCTCCACGGCATCGAATCCGGGTTGTAGGTCCAGAGCCTCCCGCATGCGCACACGGTCGAGGGCGTCCTCGGATCGGAAGAAAACGAGGGCACTCCCAGCACATCGCAACGATACATCCGTGCATAGGGCCGTCAAATCTGGGCGCTCCGTGGAATTGCGCAGGGCTTTGAAGTAGGCATACACACGCCCACGCATGGAAGTGGCAATGTTGGGGGAGGCGAATTGGATGACATATTCTTCAGAGCCAGAAGACAAAGCAGCGTGGGCGCGCAAAAGGCACTGTTCATACTCCTGACCAAAGCCTTTAAGAGTGGTTGGTAGTGGCATGGTTTCCCCTATGGTTTACCGGGGTAAAGGATAGCACGCCGGGAGTTTACCGGGTTAACGGCTAGTCACGGCGTGCGGTGGGATTCGTTGGGAGAACGTGTCAGGGACGTTGGAAAACCCTCATTTCCCGTTCTGGCCACGGTTGATAGTTGTCCACTACGCTGCCATCACGCGGGCCGTAATAATAGCCGCCATTGCCGCCTTGGGAAGAGGCCGTGCCAGCCGGGGAACCCATGCTTGAAGGCCCGCCGGATTGCATGCCCATCATGCCGGGACTGGCTGCGCCTGTGCTCACGCCACCGTGGGGGCCACTGCCGATGGTTCCGGCATGGGCAGATAGAGACGCAAAGGCTACCGCTACGGCTAAAAGTGTTCTCATTCTTCAATCCTCCAATGTGGGCATTTGTAGGAATTAATGTAGATTACTCCCTACAAATAATTCCTACCTAATGCCAATGCTGAATTAGCCAACATGCACCGATGATTGCGAATGCTAGGGTTAGCAAATAGTTCACGGTGCGTAACCCCGCAGTGTCATCCATGCATGGTATGTGTAAAACCACGGCTCACGGCGCAAATGCCGCCTACGTTGCGCCAAATATTCGAGATATTGCTCGGTTGTGCTCACTCGACAAATGACGCATCCATCGCACCCCCTCGCAGCGCATATCAATCTATTCCTATCCATTTCCGACACCCTCCCCTCACGGGGTATTGATATTTTAGCAGCCTAGCCTGCCTACCGACAACACAGTTTTGCTATCGGTAGGCAAGTCTTCGCCATCATGCCGCCACGGGAGTCTTGCGGCGCTTCACGGGCATTGCCAATTGCGGCGTGACCATCGGTTCGCCCGTTTCGACGTTCGCCACCTGCTCAACCGGTTCCGCTCCGAGTTCGCCCAACAATGCATCCGTGTCCACATCGCCGGCCTTCGCTGCCTGCAATTCCGCAATGATTGCCACGACCCGGGGATTGCGTTTGAGTGCCGCACGCTGTTCCTTCGTTTTGGCCGAGAGGAATTGATCCACATAATCCTTGTCCCGGCCCGTCATTTGCATGAGGGCGCGAATCAACAGATTGTTGGTGCCGCCGGTTGATTTGCTCTCGCCACCGTCCCCGCGCTGTTTGTTCCATGTGCCATTAGGCGATGTGAGCCGTTCGTATACCTCACGCACGGCAGCATATTTGTCATCAATGGATGCCGATGCGCCGGTTTCGGTGTTGCGAGCGATTGCCCCCGCGTCAACGAGCTTTTGCTTGATGCCATGCATCATCGCCATGCGTTGAATCTCCGGCGAGAGCGTCGCGGTGTCGATAGCCAAGTCTTTGCCGTTTGCAAACGTGACCGTTACCGTGGTGCCGAAAATGTCGACGGACATTGCATTGCGCTTGGTGGTATTCATGAGTGAGCCTCATTGATTGATTGGTTAGCCAGCCTTTGTGCTGGTGTAGCTATAGGTTAGGACAGAAAACTGGATAGCGCAAGGTCAATCTAGGTATTTTTTCACGAGTCGTTCGAGTGATTCGTCGCAATACTCCCAAAAATTGGACAACGAACTCATGATCTGACCAAGCAACAGGAGAAGGTAGATACCTAACATGACGCCAAGAGCAATGGTGATAATCATGACAACCCCCTAGAGTTTGATAGGAGCGTACTCAACATGAAACACTTTGCAATTGACGGTTCCGATTGTGTGCGGACCATCGCCATCCAGGGCTTCATAGGTGCGCGTGCCCGTTTTGCGGCAACGATAGAAATAACTATTGATAGTGAGGTTTTCATCGTCCACAAAATCAAACGTATCTCCCACCGACAATTCCTTAAATCGAACGAACATGACAACCTCCTATTTGGATAGAACGAGAGCAATCACGGTAGCAAACCCCGCAGCCATCACATAGCATGCCAATATGGCTAGAACGTCCCCAATGCGTGCGCGACGCTCGCGAGTGCGCTGCGTGGCCCATGAGTAGGTGTAGTTATTGCGCCAATTTTCCATGTTAGAGACCTCGCATCGCGGCACGAATGCCCGTAACGGTATAGCGCGCGCCATCGGGCGTATGGGTAATGTTCTCGTCATGCAAACGTGTCAGGATATGCTTTGCGATCCGCTCACGCCCGCATCGACGGTCATATTTGAGGAATGTCGTCATGATGCTATACAAACCTTCGTCATTGTTGAGCCACAACGAAACATTCCATTGTGCCCACGAACGATATCCATTGAATGTTGCCATCCTGAGCCTCCATTGAGCAATTGTTTATAGGAATTAATCTACATTAATTCCTATCATTAAATTCATTAGGTCAATTCAACTCTGCACCGTCATCCGTATAGGTACGAATTGATGAAAATGGCTCCGGGTTTTCATCGGTGGGCTCGACTAACAGCCCCATTGCCTCAAATTCCTCACGCAATGCCTCATGCCCGATGAGATCTCGTGCGTATTTGCTATTAAAAATAGCTTCCGTTGTTTCGTTATCTCCACCACGTGCCGCCAATACCTCATACACAATCGATGCCGCTTTTTTCTCGGCTTCCTCCAATGTATTAGCGGTAATGGTGAGACGCATATTGCCAAACCGTGTCGTGATGATGTCGGTGAATTTCATTGCACACCTCTATGTTGTGAGTACAGTTATTGTAGATTAATTCCTACCATTAAATCATTTTATTCGGAAACGTTTTCGTCCTCGAATACCCATTTCCACATGCCCCGTCCGACACGTTCTATCCGATGGGGTGCGGTTTGTTCAAACAGGGCGATGTAGCTATCATGCGAACCTTGCGGAATACCCCCCTCACGTAACACGGTACGGGCGTTGAAAATACGGTCGATTGGTGAACCATCGCACAATACACACCATGCGTTTATTTGTTTTGGGGTGTATGGTTTGTTCATTTGTGATCCTCCATTGATAACAACACGATGGTACGCAATCGACCAAGGTGCGTCCAATTAATTTTTCCTACTAGAAAACCAATCGGGATTGTCAATCGCCTGAGCAATCCCGATTGAGTCTCACCGCGACGCGAGTACGCCGCTATTGCGAGCGCACAAACCCGCCATTGCACCATTCGTCATAGTGCCATGCGAATAGCGTCAGCCATCGCGATGGACGGGGACGGTAGGCGAATACGCCGTAGTCGGAGTAGAACATGACAAACCCCCTATCTCTTGCTGTGCGGTACAAACACACGACATGCGAGCATGGCTGCTGCAATACCTTTGAAACCATCATTTCCGGCCCCTTCCGCCTGCATCTCAATGTATTCATTGAATACACGTTGATTACCGTTGAATGAAGCCTTTTCTTTCGGCCATGCCGTAGCAATGTAAACCAGTTCGCGTGCATGCCATTCTTCATCGTGTTGGATACGTGCCATGATGTTTGCCCCTTCGTTGGTTGTGTTGCGTTGATCCATGACTCAACTATAGCACACACTCAGGCTATGTCTCATTGAAATTAGCTATCAAACGAACTCAGCAATGTTAACGGCTTAAAGCATTTTTCCGTGCGACACGAACGAATAGGCCTGAACCGACATGCTATACATATTAGTAGGCACGCAATGGGGCGAATGAGAGAGCGTATGAGAGCTAGGCAGGGTCATATGTCCGTGTGCACACACGTCAGGCTCCTATGTGGTTATGCATGCCATCACTCCGCCCGCCATCCCCTCGCTCAGTCACGCGATTTTAGCCTAGTAGTCGTTATCCTAGTATCGCCACTACCCGGATACGTAAGATAACTGTAAGCTATTGATCGGTCGGAGCCATAGCTGCATCCTATCGATTGATAATTGGACGTTATGTCATATAGATGCAGGCTATCGATCGGCTATGGGGCGATAGGATCGAGCTATGACAGGGGATGGTTGGCTAGCAGCAGAGGGGGTGGGGGAGGGGAAAATCGCTGCTGAGTAAAATTGATCTAATGCACCTTCCCAAATTTTTTAAAATTTTTCAAAGGGTGCCCCATTTCGGTCCCTGAACTCGTCTCCTACTATTTATTTGTCGGAATTAAAAATTCTTAATTTCTACAAATAATTATTTTTTCGAGGGCTCTTCTTCGGGGTTACTCTAGGAAATTTCGGCTATTATGTAATGGCCAACTTTCGGAGGGCCTATGGCTAAACCACTTGTAATAGATGACATCAAAGAGATCATTCATCAAAGAATTGTTCTTCACGAAGATGGGTGTTGGCTTTGGACTGACCAATTCAATCGAAGTGGTTATGGCATCATGTCTTATCAAGGGACTAAATATGTAATGCACAGGTTGTCATGGACAGTATTTAAAGGGCGCATTCCCTCGGATTTGTTTGTGCTGCATAAATGCGATATAAGAAATTGCATAAATCCGGAGCATCTATTCTTAGGAACTGCCCAAGATAATATGGATGATATGAGAGCCAAGGGAAGGGGAAGGTATCCAGGCAGGCCTAAGGGGAAGGTTAAAATATTAGACAGGGCCAAAAAAGAAAAAGAAGTTGCGAATCAACCGTCCAAAACCAGGGGTAGGTTGCCAGTCCTTACCCAAGAACAAATAAGTTACATAAAATCTGTTTACGTGCGTGGGAGGGAAAACCCAACTATGAAACAGCTAGCCGAGAAGTTTCAGGTCAGTGTGACGGTAATCTCGAAAGCCGTAAATTCATGAGAATATTTCCCCTGCGTGATGTGCTATCATTCTGTTCATCTACCCACGCGCAGGGGAATAGCATGACCACAGACAGCAGCAATACGCTCAAGAAGCTCACGTACACGCATGAGGCGATGATTGACCTCATTCTTCAAGAGCCCACGGTTTCGTATAAGGAACTGGCGGAGATTTTTGGCTTCAGTGAAGGCTGGATTCAACGTGTCGTCGGCTCGGATGCCTTCAAAGCCCGCCTGTCGGAGCGCAAGGCCGCCCTCATCGACCCGGTGATTGCCCGCTCGCTCAACGAGCGTCTTCGAGGCGTGACTGTCAAAGCAATTGACCTCATCAGCGAAAAACTGTCCTCGGAAGAGGCCGGGGCAGCGTATGCTTTGGATGCCCTCGGGATTGCTACGAGTGCCATCTCGAAGGTGCGAAATGGTTGAAAAGGCTTCGACGGAGCTGCAGGAGCTAGCGCAACAACTCATAGACGGACCTCACCCATCCGAGGTATCCCCTGTTGTTGTAGCCCCTCTTGCTTGCTCCGTCCCCTACACCCCCGAACGTATGGTGCAGTTAATGGTTGACCATCCCGATTGGGGGCACAAAGAATTGGCTGCGGCTTTCGGGCGGCTACCTTCATGGACTTCCGCCGTATTGGCGAGCGATGCCTTTCAACAGGCTCTCGACATGCGACGCCATGAGGTAGCTGACCCATCCCTTTCCGCCACGATGGAAGAGAGATTCAAAGGGCTGGCTATTCGAGCAGCCACTGTTCTGCAAGAGAAGCTCAACGGTCAGGGAGTGTCGGATCTTGTGGTGCTGAAGGCAGCGGAGTTGGGGATCAAGGCTCTTGGGCTTGGTCAGAAGGCCCCTGAGACTCCACAATTGCCGTCGAATCAGAACTCTTCCGAGTCCGTGGCAGAGAAGCTTCTGGCTGCAATGGATGCCCGTGATCGCGCCCGCACCGTTGACGTTCAAACTGTTGAGGTGAGGGAGCCTGATGGCCAACGCTCAACAGACTGAACTCAAGCGCACCCCCCTAACGGCAAGACTCATCGAGGCTTTTGCCGTTAATTACTTGTATAAGGGATTTGATGAAGCCAAGCCAACGCCCCAATTCCACCGTGATGGTTGGGCTTTATACGCTTCCGACGCTCTACAAGCTAGTGTTATCGCCCCACGGGGCCACGCCAAATCCTCAGCTTTCACACACGTCTTCATTCTTGCATCGGTCCTCTTCAGAGACGAGAGCTACGTCATTCTGGTGTCAACGAATGAAGAGCTGGCGATTGAGCACTTGGGTGACATTACCCGAGAGCTTGTCGAAAACGAGGAATTGATCCATGACTTCCAAATCAAAGGATTCATCACCAATTCCAAGACAGAAATCATCGTCGAATTCCTCGATGGCCACCAGTTTCGAATACTCGCTCGTGGCAGCGGGCAAAAGATGCGAGGCCGCAAGTGGCGAGGCATGCGCCCTGGACTTATTGTCTGCGATGATCTTGAGGATGATGAGCAGGTCGAAAACAAAGAACGTCGTGACAAGTTCCGTCGATGGTTCAACCGAGCGGTACTGCCAGCGCTGCGGCGAGGTGGTAAGGCTAGAGTACACGGTACGATTCTACATGAGGACAGCCTGCTGAGCCGGTTCAAGAAACAGCCGGGGGCGTGGAAGGTTCTCTTCTACTCTGCACACAAGGGCTTTGATGACTTCACGAACATCCTGTGGCCGGAGCAATTCACAGAAGAAGCCTTGCGTGGTATCCGTCAGCGCTATATCGATGACTTTGACGCCCCTGGCTATTCCCAAGAGTATTTGAACGACCCCTATGACAACACTGACACCTACCTCAAAAAAGACTGGTTCACTCCCATGTCTGATGAGGATTTCGACAGAGATATGCGTGTTTGCGTGGGGGTGGACTTCGCTATTAGTAAGTCTGACAAGGCTAACCGAACTTCCTTCACTACCGCTGGCCAAGATTCTGATAACGTTCTCAACTTCTTTCATCAGTGGGTAGGGCGGTGGGCAACAGATGAAATCATTGACAATATGATTGCCCTGCAGGAACGCTTCGAGCCGGAGTGTTTCTTTGTGGAGGATGGTGTCATCTGGAAAGCCATCGAGCCCATCCTCAATCTGGAAATGAAGGCTCGCAACGTATTCCTCAATTGCGTTCCACTCCCTTCCACCAAAGACAAGGCTATGCGTGGGCGGTCATTTCAAAAGCGCATGAAGGCCGGTGCCTGCCGATTTGACAAAGAGGCTGACTGGTACGCCCCCTACGAACATGAATGCCTGCGATTTACTGGCTACAGCGAAGCCGTGTTGGACGATCAATTCGACTCTAGTGCTATCCTGTCGCGAGGCTTTGACACGCTCCCACTGTTGGATGAAGAGTCCTTCATGACAGAAGAAGAATTGTACTACGCGCATGTTGAGGACCGCAGTGGGCAAGATGGCCGATCAACAATTACTGGATACTGACAATGGAAATGATAGCCGATGCAGAGGCTGTGGCGATTGTGCCCACGCCCGAGATAAAGAAAAAGTTTAAGATAAAGGACATTGTTCGGGATCCGAATCTTGCTAGGCATCTTAATCAAGACGAACGGAATGCTATTGGCATGTGGGTGGTCAATGGCTACGTCAGAGACTTGTCTTCCCGCATTGTGTGGACGCAGCGGAATGCCGAGGCAATCAAGCTTGCCCTGCAATTCAAGGAGGACAAGACCTTTCCTTGGACCGGTGCGTCGAATGTCAAATTCCCTCTGGTGACCATTGCGGCCCTCCAGTTCCTGGCTCGCATCAGCATCTTGACGAAGGGGCGGCGCATCGCCCGATACGAATACATTGGTGCCGATCCCGATGGCAAAAAGTTGGCCCGTGCGAACCGTATCAGCCTCCACACGAGCCTCCAACTAGTCGATGAGGACGTGGCATGGCTTGACTCCGATGAACAGTGCAAATTTGGTGCGGCGCTGGTCGGATCGGCCTTTAAGAAGACATACTTCGATCCCGTGCAAGGCACGAATATCAGTGAGTATGTCCCTGCGCAGTATTTTGTGTTTGACTATCATTGCAAGCATGTGGACAAGACTCTTCGGGCCACGCATTGCATCGGCATGAATGCCAACAAGATCCGCGAACGCGTTGCCCGTGGCTTGTTCATCGAAGAAGAAAACCCTCAAACCCCTGGCCCGGAAACCATCGCCAACCTTCTCCGCGTGACCGCCGACGAAATCTCTGGTTTGTGGAATCAGGGCGCATCGGAGGAATATCGTGTCCTCGAACAACATTGTTGGTTTGATTTTGATGGAGATGGGTACGCTGAACCTTATATTATCAGCGTCCGCGAAGACACAGGGCACGTCTATCGTATCGTTGCGCGTTTTTTCGATGATGGCGACGTGCATCGTGTTAATGATCTGGCTGTACGGCAGTATGAAGGGATGGCACTGAAGGCCAGCGATCCCAAGGACAAGTCCCGTTATGAGCGCTTGGCTCAGGAAATGGAGGATGCAAGTGACAACAAGATTGTACGAATCGATCCCGTTAAATACTTTACCAAGTACACCTTCATACCCTCCCCTGATGGAGGTGCCTACGGTCTCGGTTTGGGGGCGCTTCTCGGACCCGTCAACGCCGCTGTCGACACTCTCATCAACCAGCTTATTGATGCTGGCACAATGTCCAATACCGGTGGCGGCTTCCTTGGGCGTGGTGTAAAGCTAAAGGGAGGGAAAACCACCTTCGATCCCTTCGAATGGAAGCCCGTTGACTCCACCGGCGATGACCTCCGCAAGAACATAATGCCCCTTCCCACGAAGGAGCCCTCTGCCGTCCTCTTCCAACTCCTGGGCATCCTCATCACCTATGGAGAGAAGATTGGCTCGGCCACGGACATTATGACTGGCGTCAGCCCTGGCCAGAACACCCCCGCTGAAACCTCCCGGAACACAGTCGAGCAGGGGATGATGCTCTTCAGCGGCATCTACGCCCGCATGTACAGAGCCTTTCGGGAGGAATTGCAGAAGTTCTACGAACTCAACCGGCTTTACCTCCACACTTCCCCCGTATTCTGGGAACTCACTGAGGGTCCGGATGCTATCATTTCTCCCGATGACTACACGGCAGGACGGTTCCGAGTGTTCCCGGCAGCCGATGCCTCCACGGTGAGCGGGCAACAAAGGAAACAGAAGGCTGCGGAATTGGTGCAATTCGCCATGACGCCGTTCGGGGCGCAATTGGACAAAACGTATGTGACTCGGCAATGGCTGGAGGCCGGAGAGTACGATGTGGATGCGGTGTTCCCCGATCCGAATGGGCCACGGGCAATCAAACCACCGCCCAATCCCAAGCTGGCTATTGAGCAAGCCAAACTGGCGCAGGATCAACAGCAGCATCAGGACAACATGATGTTGGCGGTTGCTAAACTGAAGAGCGAGATTGCCGTCAACAATGCCAAGATCACTGAACTCCAAGCGAAGGCTGAGATGGAACTGGCAAAGGCCGATGGTGTGGACAAAGAACAGTTGATTGCCCTGTTGAATGCTCAGATTGGGGCAGCGAAGGCCGATAATGAGCATCTGATGAAGTCGGCGGATCTTCTGTTGAAAGCCCATGCGACACGGAATGACATGGAACAGGGCCATCACGATCGGATCATGGACGTGCATGACCGGCTGGAAGCCCAACGCACACAGGCAGAAGCTGCCGCACAAGAAGGAGAAGTGAATGCTAACCCAGCATGACCGCGAAGAATGGTGGCGGCACCCGATGACGCAAGAGTTTTTGCGGCAACTGACGGCCACCAGAGAGGAAACAAAAGAGCGTTGGGCCACGCAAGGCTTCTTCGATCCTGAGGATGCCGAGAAAACCAATCGTTTGAATTCTTACGCTCTGGCCGGGATTGATGTGCTTGGTCAGGTTATTGATCTGGTCGAAGAGAATCGACCGCAACCCACGAAGTCGGAGGATTGAATGAAGCACGACACATTGTATGGCAGAGGGTCTAACCCACTGAAAGCTGCCGAGGATTTGAACCAAATATATATCGCTTGGACAGATAATCCTCTGGGAGTAATCATCAAACAACACGATGATCCAATTGTTTTTGATGAAAGTCGTGGAGAATTTGTCTGCCGACGTCATTTGAGTTACGAGCCGATGAAACCGAAAACTGATTATCTTACCTTCGGTTGGCGTGCCAAGAAAGGCCCTCAAGAATCCAACAAGAGCGGCTTCCGAGCCGTGGGCCATCGAGTGCTACTGTCCCCAGATGAGGTAGAGAAGAAGAGTGCGGGCGGCCTCGTCCTCATAGAGAAAACGATTGTGGCTGAAGAGAACAAGGCTGTCATTTGTACCGTTCTCGAAATCGGCCATGATTGCTGGAGTGACAAGTCCACTGACTATTGCCAGGTTGGTGATCGCGTTCTCGTCGGAATGTACTGCGGCAAGTTCCATGTCAGTCCTGTCGATGGGAAGAAATACAGGTTCGTCATGGACACTGATATTGTCTCTCCACTCCCCCCTGAGACTAAAGAATGAGCTACCAAGTCAACTTCCGCCTCTTCGTCCCCAACTGCGAATATTGGGAATCCGAACGAGTGCTCAAACTTCAAAAGGATTTGCATGAAGCGTGCATGAAGGTGGTTGAAGAGTCAGGGGTGAAGGACAAGCAAGTCGGGCTGTCGGCTGGAGAGGTTGTGTATCTTTCCAAATGACATTTATTTGTCCAAATTAATCTACATTAATTCCTACTAACAATTGGATAGGAGCTTTCAGATGGCAGAGCGTACTCAAGAAGAAATCGCAGCGGAACTTGGCGAGGTCGAATCGGCATTGGTTGCCAAAGAAACAGGGGAAGAGGTCATCCAATCCCCCGATCCGGAAACCTTGGCTATTGAAAAGGAGGCTGGCCGTCATGGTTGGGTGCCAAAATCAATGTACAAGGGCGATCCGGCGAAGTGGAAGCCCGCCCAAGAGTATCTCGATGCTGGCCTTCGCTACAACAAAAACATCAAGGCCGAACTCGAAGATCTGAAAACCAAGTACGCCCACCTCGAAAAGACTGGCCAGGCCTTTGCCAAGTATCACGAAGAGGCAATGGCACGGAAGGACCAGGAGTTGAAGGATGCTATCACCGAGACCACCCGCAAACTTCGGGAAGCCGTGCGTGATGGTGACGACAACCTGGCCGACACCCTTGAAGCCCGCAAGGAACTCTTGCAAGAGGAACGCGCGGCCCTGAAGAAACAAGAGCCGGCCACCCCCGCAGAGCCTGCTGCCGTTCAGATGCCCTCCGAGGTCAACCCTGTGGTCAAGGATTGGATCGAAGACGGCAACGAATGGTTCAACACCGATCCGGAGCTTCGCAATTACGCTCTTGAAGTCGGCAAACAGCTCCGAGCACAGGGTGAGAAAGCAATGGGCCGCAAGATGCTCGACCTCGTTGCGGCTCAGGTTCGGGAAGACTTCCCCCGCCGCTTCAAGAAACAGCAGACTTCCCGCCAATCCCAAGTGGAAACTTCTGACACCACCGGAGCCTCGGGTTCTGCCTACAGCGTCCATGACCTCCCTGCCGAAGACCTTGCCTTGATGAAGGAATTCATCGCGAAAGGATGGACGACCAAAGAGAAGTTTCTTCGGAATTACTTTGAGGGCGGCAAGAAAACTCACAAAACCTCACGATAGTCTTTTGCTATCCGTTTCCAATTTCTAATTCCTTGAGGTAAACTCCATGTCAATTGAGCAGAAAAAAACCGCAGCCTTCGCCAGCGTCCCCGAAACCGACCGTAGCCGACTTATTGCGGCACGTCGCCACGGGCAGACAGTCTCCCGCGACACTGCCACGCGCGAACGTGAGAGCGATCTTGGCGGCTTGCGGCTGCAACTCACTGTCCACGGCGAAATCCCCGGCTACCATCTGTATTGGGCCAATGACGAGGATGGCTACGTGGAAAGCCTTCTCATGGATGGATTTGATTTCGTCACGCAAGACGAACTGTACAAGAAAGAGGCCAAGGTGGTCTCGGACCTGGACATTTCCTCGTGTGTGAGCAAGTTTGTGAAGGGCACTCGATCAGACGGTGCAGCTCTCCGCGCCTACCTGATGAAGATCCCCGAAGAACAGTGGAAAGAACGCGAGAATCGTCGGCACATGGCTGCTGACAAGCGGGATAGAGAGATTCACCGCAAGGCAACCGATCCCAATCGTGCGGACGGTTTCTACAAGCCTGATAGCGTAAACACCACCATCGATACGGGGTATCGCAAGGAATACGGGGTCAAGAACCTGTAAGACTTTGCCTCCGGCTCGCCATGGTGGAAACCCTCCAGTTAAACGAAAGGAGCCATCATGGCGAATGTCAAAGCACCGCGCGGGTTCGTTCCTGTGCGTTATCGCGACGGCAGCCCCTGGAACGGGGCTACCAATATGTATCACATTCCTGCAGCGGACACGAACCAGTACAATCCTGGTGATGTGGTGCTGACGGCTGCAACGGGCGCAGATGCCAACGGTATCCCCGACGTTATCAAGAACACTACCGGCACTGGCGTCGTGCGCGGCGTGGTTGTGGGCTGTCTGCTGGCTAACCCCCGCCAACCATCGATTCAGGGCACCAATCTCGACCTGACGGTTCAAAACATCCCCGCAACGAAGACCCGTGACTACTACGTGCTGGTGGTGGATGATCCTGCTGTCATCTTCCAAATCCAGGACGACGGCATCACCACGGCGAACCTCGTCGCGGCAAGCGTGGGCCTCAACGCCTTGTTCACGGTGACGAACCCCACGGCACCGCAGCAAAACTCTGCCACGGTTCTGTTGTCGTCCTCGTTCGCGGTCACGGCTGGTCTGACGGTCAAGCTCTTCGGCCTCTCGCAGCTCCCCAACAACTCTTTTGGTGCGTATGCAACCTGGGACGTCATGATTAATCAACATGAATTCCAGGGCAATACGGCTGGCATCTAAGCCATCACCATTTAACATTCAAGGAGAGATGCTATGCCTGGCATTATCAATACTGGTTCCTATCCCAAGGGGCTGTGGGAAGGTGTCAAATCGTGGTGGGATTCGGCAGCCGCCAGTGCCCCGCAATACGCCCCGCTCATGTTCTCGAAGGTCGAATCCTCGAAGAACTACGAAGAATACGTGCAAAGCGTTGGCCTCGGCCTGGCTGTGTTCAAGCCTGAAGGTCAACCCATCACGTATGATTCGATGCAACAGGGCTTCGTGACCCGTGGTACGAACGTGGCATACGGCCTCGGCGTCATCACCACGCACGAAGAACTCAAAGACAATCTATACGTCAAACTGACGAAGAATCGTGTTGAAAAGCTCCGCCGCGCGTTTGCCGAGACGAAGAACATCAACGCGACGAACATCCTCAATCGTGCCTTCAATTCGTCCTACACGGGCGGTGATGGCGTGAGCCTCCTGAACACCGCGCACCCGAACTTCACGGCGGGCACGTGGCAGAACAAGCTCACCATCGACGCACAACTTTCGCAGGCTGCTGTCGAAGACATGCTCATTCTGATGATGCAGGCCACTGATGACCGTGGCTACATTGAGCCGTTGGCTGGTGACAAGCTGATTGTCCACCCGAACAACAAGTTCAATGCCGATCGCATCCTGAAGACGCCGAAGCAAGTCGGTACGAACAACAACGATATCAACCCCATCAACACGGAAGGTTTGCTGATGGGCGGTGTCGTGTCGAATCCTTACCTGACTGCCGCCGATCCGTGGTTCATCACCACGGGCTGCCAAGATGGCATGATCTGGCAAGAGCGGGAAGAGCTGGAAATCTGGGAAGACAACGACGCCGACACCCGCAACTACAAGGTCGGCGCTTACGAACGTTACGTGTTCCTGTGGGGCAACCCGCGCGGCCTCTACGGTTCGAACGCCGCGTAAACGAAGCTGAACTTCCCAGCGCGGGATTTGTTTGTAGGAATTAATAATTATTACTTCCTATGAATAAATCCCGCTTTTCACTGAATTGACGGAGATTTACTATGGCAACGGCAGGCAGCACCAACCGTAACTCCCAAACCACGCGCATGCCCCTCGGCGTCACGAACGCTGCGCAGTGGCAAACCATGAGCAATGCAGGGCTTTTGGATCCGACATGGGCACACACCTACGCCAATGACTTTGACCAGTATGTGTCAGGTGATTGGACCCTTTCGGGTACGGGCACCCCGGCAGCAGCACTGGCAGCAGGAGATGGTGGCATTCTCAACCTCTCCACGACTGCTGGCGCATCGGATTCAGCATTCCTCATCAAGAATCCTACGGCATTCAAGGTCAGCACCGCTAACAAGCAAACGTTCTTCAAGTTTGCAGGCACCGTGTCCCGCACTGACGGGGCCTTTTATTGTGGTCTCACGTCCACGGCAGTGGCCGAGGCCAGCATCGTCAACGGCATCGTGCTGTACAAGGCAGCGGCGGGCACCACGTTTGTGCTCGATGTGATTGCGGCCTCCACTCACACCAGCGTGGCATTGCCTGCCTCATGCGTTATCGCCGCCTCCACCTACATTGAGTTGGGCATTGCTGTTGACGCCCTCGGTAATGTTGCGGCCTTCTGGAACCCGACCACTGGCAACAACCAGATCAATGGTGGTGTTGTTGGCTCGACCGCTCCGCGTGGTGCCGTGGCCCTCCTGCAAGTCCCCACGCTGCCCACGGTCACATTGTCTCCGATTGTCAGCTACACCAACGGTTCGGCAAATGCCGTCACGGTCGGCGTGGACTACCTCGTTGCCTCGACCGAACGCTAAGGAGTTGTCATGGCTAACGTTCTGACAACGCAAACGATTGTCGACGGGCCGCGCAATCTTGTGGTGAAGGTCACTGGTACGCTGGACACCTCTGACCTTGCATTGACAACGATTGTCACCCCGTCGTCAACGTTTCGAGCCCCGCCTTTGGTGCAGTTGATGCACATCGACTACTCGATGACGGACCAGTTGGAGATTCAGCTTCAGTGGAAGGGCACGCCCAACACCCCGCTGATGCCTCTGGCTGGCCGCGGCCGCATGAGCTTCGTGGACTTTGGCGGATTGCCTGACAACGCCACCAGCCCTACTGGTGACATTCAAATGCTGACTACCGGTTGGGCCTCGGGTATCCAGGTTTTCACTCTTGTGTTGGAGATGGTCAAGATTGGCCTGACAAATGCAGGAGTACGATAATCATGGGTACGCGGGTAACGGCAGTTGGACGCGCTACCGGCATTACAAACGTTCGCACAGATCTGTGGAATGTGGGCGGGACTTATGTTTTTCCTCCTGCCCCTACCCAAATGTCTGTCGTATCGACAAGCGCGAATGATTCTGCTGCTGGTACTGGCGTCAGGATGATTATTATTCTGTATCTTGATGATCAGTACAATCAGCAGTTAACGCAGGTCACTCTAAATGGTACGACTCCTGTACTGACAACGCCCACCAATATCCTGAGAATCAACAAGGTGTTCTCAGCTTCTGTAGGTAGCGGGGGGTCGGCGGCTGGTAACATCACCGTAACCAATGGGGGAAACACCTACGCTAGGATCGATGCCACATACACAGCATCCAGACAAGCCATAGGCACTGTGCCCGCCAATATGTTTGGGTATATCACTGGTTGTGTGTTCAGCGGATGCTCTACAACGGTGGGGGAATTCATCGAATTCGATTTGCGAGTTTCCGCTCTTGCTAACACCCTACTCCCAGGCATTTTTGTGACCGTGGCTACATACGGCATAAGCAACGGAGCACTGGAGCAAACATTCGACCCCCCACAACTAGTCCCTGCAACAGCTGATGTGAAAATAACCTGCGCCAGAACAACTGGATCAGGCATGGTGACGGCTGCGGGGAGCTATAGTGGGTTCCTCACAGGGACACTTATCACTTAATAGGATGCCATCATGCACAAAAAGATTGCCACCCCAACGGCCAAAAGACAGCCAAAGCCAGCGTCCTCAAAGCTCACGGTCAAGGCCGGAGCCAAAAAGATGGCTGAGTTGATGACCCGCAAAGTCTCCCACACGCAGTCCATGCGAGAGCAAAAGCAGAAGAAAGCAAAGTATCGGTAACCGGAGAGTCTTGCCATGCCTACCTACAGCGGCACTTACACATTTGGAATGACAGCGCTGCAGATAGTGCAGGCGGCGCTGAGGCTGACGGGAGCCTTTGACGAGTATGAAACGGTGCCCACCACGGATCAAAACAATGTCTTGCAGGCATTGGAAATCTTGGTGAAGGAGATGGCACAGGATGGCTTGCCCTTGTGGTGCGTGAAGGATGTTTCATTCCCTACGGTGATAGGGCAAGCCACCTACAATCTGTCGACCATCACGGGCACGACACTCCCGCTGCGGATTCTTGACCAGTACATTGTGGATCAAGCCGGGAATAGCGTCACCCTCATTATGACGTCGCGATATGATTGGGACACGCTTGGGCAGAAGTTTCAGCCTGGCATCCCCAATCAAGTCTGGTACGATCCGCAGTTGAATTCGGGCACCCTCACCCTGTACGATGTGCCGATTGACGCCACGCACACTATCCACGTTGTGGTGCAATTGCAGATGATGGATGTAGGCTCGTTGACGAACAACGTTTACTTCCCGCAGGAAGCTTACCGGATGCTCAAGTGGTGTCTGGCCGATGAAATCTGCCTCGAATACCGCACCCCCGCCGACGAGCGCAAAGAAATCAACGACAAGGCCACTGGTTATCGTGACAAGTTCTTCAACGCAGAGTTCGGTCAAGAGCAGACCAGCGTGTTTTTCACCCCCAGCGAACGTCAGAGGATGTAACCATGGCTGACATGACAAAATCCGGCATGGGGGATTTGGAAATCACCTGGGCGCATGACATTGAGACGCGGGATGGGAAGCTGACCTCCGACGCTCAAATGGTCAATGCAATGGTTGAGAAAGACAGCCAGGGAGTTTGCATTGTCAAACGGCCAGGGACATTTTATTACAATCCTGGTGGTCCCGTGGGGGTGGCACAGGGCAGCCTTTTCATCAGTGGGGGTCTCTGGTGGATCGTGAATGACAAGCTGTACGAAAATGGGAACCCCTTCGTTTCCATCACACTGCCTGGGCTGACTGTCTCTGATCAGAACTACTTTTCCGTCAGTGACTTTCCCTTCGGAACCTCTTATCTACACAACGGGGTTCAGATGTGGAAGATCGTGGGGACGACGCCCACGTTGATTTCTGGCAACCCTACACCGATGGCCCCAGGCATGGCAGAGCTTGACGGTGTTATCTATGTAATGGACACCCTAGGGAAAGTCTATGGCAGCGCCTTGAATGATGGCACGACATGGCCTGCGCTAGATTTTATTCAGGCTGATTACTGGTTAGGGCAAGGCCGGGGACTTATTCGCCACCTCAACTACATCATTGCCTATTACACCCGGGGGATTCAGGTTTACTATGATGCCAATGCAGCCCCCAATGGGTCTGGGATTGCGCTGGCACCGGTTCTTTCAGCTTCCTACACCACGGGATGCCCGAGAGGCAATACGCTTCAAGAATTGGCAGATGTGACCTATTTCGTGGCAATTGACAGTGAATATGGCCCATCAGTAAAGGCCATGCAGGGTCTGCAACTCACCAAGGTCAGCACCCCCTACGTGGACAAGATCCTGCAGGAAACCAACCTGGAAGTACTCTTCTCAGCGTCTTTTCGTGTGGCAGGGCATCAATTTTACCTCCTGCAAAGCGCAGTTCCTGCCTACACGTTGGTTTACGATACTGAAATGCAGATCTGGTCAACGTGGAAAACAAGAGCCAACACCGGATTGGCAAACTTCGCCGGGCTGTACGGGGCCACGGATGGCACACAACAGTTTCTTCAAGACACCACCTCCGGTTTGGTGATGGTTGTGTCTCCTGACACGTACACTGATGCGAATGGCACGATTCCTGTCTCCTGCACCACACCGAATTATGAGTGGGGGAATCTCAATTACAAGCGTTTCTCCTACATGCAACAAATTGCCGCTACCACGACCACCAGCATTAACATAAGCTTCACAGATGACGATTACCAGACATTCAGCACCCCTCGGGCCATCAGCCTCCAGTATCCTCGCAAGCAGCTCCGGAATTGCGGTGCGAGCCGTTCGAGAGCTTGGATGATGACACACGAAGACAACACCCCGTTGAGGCTGTATGCTGTTAAGATTGCTGCAACGGTGCTGTCACGGTAAAAAGCATTTATTTGTAGAAATTAATCTACTTTAATTCCTATGGAAAATTCCATGAAAATTGCAATTGAGCCTTTTACCCTCGACCTCGCAGCAGAAATCACCCCCCTTGGTCAAGAGTGTTGGGATGAATGCTCAGAGATCAAGCAAGACACCTGTGCCTACCATGGCCAACGAGGGTTGCCGATTGACCCACACAATGAACGTTATCTTGAAATGCAGGCTGGCGGTTTCCTCGTTGCGTTGACATTGCGGGATGCCGAGGGGGTTTTGCAGGGCTATGCCCTGCTCATCACCTACCACAGTCTGCACCTTCGAAAAGAATTGTGTGGAAATGTGGACACTTTCTATGTTCGCCCAGCCCATCGCCAGTGCATGCCACGGTTCATGTCGAGCATTGAAGAAGAATTCCGCTCCCGTGGCGTCAGTGTCGTAGGCTGGCCTGTCACCCGCACGGGGCTGCTCTTCAAAATCCTCGAAAAGCGTGGCTATATCGCAGATGATGTGGTCATGGAACTCAAGCTCAAAGACCTTCCGAAGGGGGAGTAATCATGTGCGTAATCGCCGGAGCAGTTGGGGCAAGTGTGGCCGGAGCAGCAACATCGTCAATTCTTGGTGGGGGCGGTGGCGGCGGAGGCTCGCAACAAGCTGCAAGTGCTGCCGATCCTTTTGCTGGTCAACGCCCGCAGTATCAAACCATGCTGGCCAACCTCATCAACAACCCCTCTTCGGTGACAAGCACACCGGGGTATCAGTTCCAAATGGATCAGGCTCTGAAGGGTGTGGAAGGGTCGGCGGCAGCGCAGGGCATGCTCAATAGTGGCAATGTGCTGTCCGCTCTCACCACGCAGGCCGGTAACGAGGCCTCCACACAATACTACAACCAAGCAGAGCTTTTGGCCCAATTGGCTGGTGCGAACATCGGCTCCCCTGGTACGGCAGGTCAGATTCTGCAAAAGCAAGACCTTATTAATCAGCAGAGTGCCAGCGCTCTTGGCAACCAAGTGGGAGGGATTGTGAATCAGGGTATTCAAGGATTTGGAAACAGTAACACTTTCCAGAATTGGCTCAACCCCGCCAGCGGCTCTTTTAGCGGTGGTGACTTCTCCGGCGCTTTTGCTGATACCTCCACGGGCTATTCTGGTGGTGGTAACGTTTACGGCTTCAGTGTCTAAAAGGAGCCCATCATGGCAGGCTTTTTGACAAACCTCGGACTGGCCGCCGGGCGAAACATCATCACAGGCCAAGAGCTTCAAGAGAAGCAAGAAGACATTGACCTGAAGAAGCAGCAAATCGCGATGGGCCAAATCGCCATTGCCAATGCCCAACGCCAACAGCAAACCCAGCAAGCTGTGGGGTCGTTCTTGTCGTCCGAAGCGGCCAAGGATGCAAGCAACGTTACGGACCCGGTGAAGGCTGCGGGGATGCTGGAGAGAGGCGCACAGGTTGCTCTACAGGGTGGTGATTTTGTCACCGCAAACACGATGGGGGAATTGGCGAAGGGCAAGCTTCAGGAGGCCAAGGAACAAGCCGCAGCCGTCGCTCAACAACAGCAAGTGAAGAAAGAAGCATTGGCGAATGCTGCGGATGACTATGCCGCCAACCCCACACCCGAGGGGTACAAGGATCTGGCACGCAAGGCTATTGATGCGGGTCAAAAACCGACCGAAATCCCTATGCCGGGCACACCGCAGTTTGCTTCGTGGCTCAACAATCAGAAGCTGGCGTCGAAAGATGCTTCGCAAAAAGCTGACTTTGTTCAAAAAGCCTATGAGATGGATCAGAATCGGCAGGAAAAACAGCGTGAATATGACCAGACACAGAAACGTATCTTGCAAGAGCATCGTGACAATGTGATGCTTCGCGAAGCTATGATCCAAGCCAAAGCCGAAAAGGCTCCTAGTCATATAGAAACAGCTACTGGCATATACGAGTATAATCCTGACCAGTCAATCAAGGGCACCAGAGACTTGGCCGATCCTGCATATGTAAAGATTGGAGCGTCGAAACAAGGTCAAAATGCTAGCAATGTGTCACAAGCTGTCGTGGCATCGAGCCGGGAAGCGCTTCGCGGTCTGCGTATCATCGGGGCAATGGACACGGGTCAAACCACAGGCCCGTTCACCGGCATCAACGATGGCACACTTGTTCACCAACTCACTAATACCGGCACTAATGTCCTCACCCCAGAGGATATGCAAGATTACAATGTTGCGACCAAAGGGCTTGGTTTGGAAATCTCTCGTGCTATGACACTAGGGGCAGGCCGGGGGGCGAATCAAGCCACCATCAACGAGATGCAAGACATTGTTACAGCGCATGCCGGAACACCAAAGGCAGTGGCTGTATTCAAATATGCCAATGCCATTGATATCATCCGTAACCGCCTAGAGTCCACTGGCACTCTTCCGAACCCGGAACAAGAGGCAATGCGGCAAGAGGCGTTGAAGCAAATGCAAAAAGTGCCGTTGCCTGAAGATGTGTTGAAGGCCACAAAGGATGCCAAGCTTCGCCGTCAGATGCTTACGACGGGGGGTTCCATGGCTGATACGGCTGAGAAGATGCAAGTAGAATCGCAGTCCGGAGGTGTTGGTTTGCCCGGCTCAGGCACTGGCAATGCTCCCGCCGACTTGCCACCTCTCCCAGCTGGTGGTGGTCTGCCCCCCGGCGTAACAGTGAGGATTCATTAACATGCCCGACTTCACATTTGACCTGCCGGACGGTCGTTCTGGGACTGTTACAGCTCCGGAAGGAACCACGCCGGAGCAGGCATATGGCTATTTGCAGCAGCAGATGAAGATGCAGTCTCAGTCTCCCCAAGAAAAGCCTGTGCCCGCAACGGCCCCTGCCAAACCCGCAACGGCCTCCGATCGTGCCAAAGACGCCATTGCAGGCCTTCGCCAAGCCAACCCCTTGAACCGTCTCGATGCCAATGACAAACCAGTGCCTCCCCCCACTATTTCTAGTGCTGCCAAGTCTATTGCAAGTAGCACAGCATTCGGCGGCATTGCAGGGGCATTGTCGCCTGAAATTGTCACAGGCCTTGGCATGGCAGCGAGCTTTCTTCCCGTGGTGGGGGAGGCTGTCGGACCAGCGCTTGTCGAAACAGGTGCTGCCATGCGAGGGGCACGCCTTGCCGAAGCCGGAATCGGCGCCGCCAGCGGTCTCACCTCCGAAGCGGCTGGTCAGGCTACAGAAGCTCTTGGAGGCTCGCGAACGCAGGCAGACATTGCCCGTGTGGCTGGAGGCATGCTCACCCCAAGTGCAGGCACAGTGGCTGGATTCGTGGGGAAGCCTGTAAAGCTGGCGTGGGACTTCGCACAGAAGGCGTTGGGAGCATCACCGGATATCGCAAAGGCCGTGATGACCGCCAGGGAGAACCTGGCGAAACTGGCTGAAGCCGGGCAACCCCAAACGGCCATGCATGCGATGCTTCAGAAGGGTGTGGAGGCTGACAGGCAGGCAGCGGATAAGGCTGCGGATGCCGTGTTGGCCGATGCACATCAACGGGCGGCGGCTATTGCCCGGTCGGATGCCGGGGCCGCCACGCGGATCATTGACGATGCCCGGACCCATGCCGAGTCCATCCGTGCCGACGCCGCCAAACGGGCCGCAGCCTTAGACAAAGCTTCTAATGGTAAGTTGGCAACGGCCAATCGTGTGTTGGCGCAGGCGGCCCCGGAACTGGCAAAAGTCGGCCAAGTCTCGGAATTGTCTGACATTGGCAACACCTTGCGCCAAGCCGCCACGGCAAAGCAAGGAGCGGAGATTCAGGCCCGAAATGAAGCTTACCAAGCCACAGTCGCTGAGCGTGATGCTGCAGTCAAAGCAAAGGAAACGGCAGGTCAGGACATTGGCCAGACTGCTGCGATGGCTAGCCTCAAGAAAGAGCTGACAGGAAAACTAGTTGGCGAGGGTGGATTTGCCAAGACAACCGACGCGGGGGTGAGGCGTGTGTATCAGCAAGTCTACGATGCGGTGAACCCCCAAAAGCAAAAGCTGTCTTTTGAGGCTGTGGATCAGGTGCGCAGGCGGCTTGGGGATGTGATTGCGGGGAATCCGACTCCCGAGGGGTATGAGGCGATTGGGAAGCAGGCTGCTCAGAAGATGTACGCACAGATTTCGAAAGCCCAAGAGGAGTTTGCTGGCCCTGTGCAGCGCACATTGCAATCAGAGTATGCCGAGGCGTCTGGTGGGCTCACCAAATTCGGTTCCAAGGCCGGAAAGAAGCTCACAGCTGTTGATCGGATCGACCCCGAGAGGTTTGCAGGCGATCCCAAGGCATTGCCCAAGGCATTCTTTAACAGTCAACAGTCAATTCGAGATGCCAAAGAGTTGACAGGCAACCCTCAATTGGTCGAGAGGCAGGCTGCAGACTACACTGCCCGGTCGATGCAGGGGCAGTCTGCGGCACAAGCCAAGAAGTGGGTCCGCGACAACCAAGACTGGATGAGGGAGGTGCCTGGGCTGACGGCTAGGGCCAATGCCTATGCCAACAAGCTGGAGCAAATCGAGCGTGTGAACAACAAACTCACCGCGAGAGCCACCACCAAGGCCAAAGAAGCCGAGCAGACTCGGATCGCGGGCACTGCGGCGGCGGAGGCTGAGCGTCAGGCTGGCATCCAGCGGGCGTCGAAGGCAGCGGAGGGTGCTGCTGCGACACAACAACGACTAGCTGACGAAGGTTCCAAGGCCGCTATCGCGGCGAGGGAAGAGAAGTTTGCACCGGCAAAGGGCCTGGAAACCATCCTCAAGGGTGGGGAGAGCCCTGAGGCCGTTCGGAGTCTTCTGTTGAATGGCAAGCCAGAGCAAACTAGGCTGGCAGCACGGTATCTGGCAGGGCAACCCGGAGGCAAGGAGGTGCTGGAACAGAGCGTGCGGCAGACAATGCGCAATATGACGGAGGGGAATTTGCGGCAGCAGTGGACGGAGCGGATTCGGCCGATGCTTGCGGAGGGGAAGATGATCCCGCCGGAGAGACTGAAGGCACTGGAGAGTGACGTTAACCGTCTCTTGGCCGCATACAAGGGGAAAGACAAGCTCTCCCTCATCCAGCGTCATATTGCGGCGGCGATTGGCACGGCTGCGGGGCCGAATACCAATTATTGATAGGAATTAATGTAGATTAATTCCTACAAATATGTCTATAGGCGGGGGCTATGAGGGCAATAGGCAAAATCTATTAGCCATCCCGGCCCCCGCCCCCTACAATGTAATCGTTGCAAGTGTGAATCGGCCTACTACCGATGGGGCCTAGCTAGCCCCGCATCACACTGTTTAGAGGAACACGCAACACGTGCTCGGCTGCAAGAGCACAGCCCACCACCAAGGCTAGACACCCGACTGAAAGGTCGGGAGGGCTTAAAAGAAGCGCCGAGCGTACCAAGGCTAGGATTATTCCTGGCCATTTGTGCTGTCTGATCGAAAGACTAGCCATATATAAGGAATTGTTTGTAGGAATAATGGAGAGTTCAATGGAAAAGTCCAATAGGCAACGTGTCAAAGATAGCCTGACGCTGAAGGTTCCCGGTGGGTGCTGGATATGGAAAGGTCCGCGACATCCCCGATCCGGTGCCCCATCATTTTGTTGGGACGGCAAATGGACGCTTGTTAACCGTGCTGCTGTCTGGAAGTTAAAGCCCGGTGAGAGGGTTGTCCTAAGCTGTCAAAATCCCCTCTGCATCAATCCCGCACACAGAAAAGTAGAAAAAATTTAATCGGGTACAATAACGAGAAATTCTCGGGTAGGTTCACGCCCCATTCACAGGTTCACGCGAATGAACATCCTCCTTATAGATGCAACTGCATCATTCGTTGATTTCGCCCTCCGCGCGGAAGCCCAAGGTCATACTGTCCGAACCTTCATGGGACCGGACAAACATGGCGACCGATACCCTGTCGGTGACGGACTTATCACAAAAGTTCCTGACTTTCGACCACATATGAAGTGGGCTGATCTTATACTGGCTAGTGACAATTGCAAGTATATGGTCGAACTGGAAGGCTACCGTGCCCGAGGTTTCCCCCTCTTCACTTCTAATGTTGAGGTCACTTCATGGGAGCTTGACCGGGCCAAAGGCCAGCAAGTCATGGAAGAATGCGGTATTGAGTGTCTGCCTACAATCGAATTTAAGAATTATCGCGATGCTCATGCGCATCAAATGGCAAATCGCGATAAACGTTATGTCTCAAAACCTTCCGCTGATGTGGACAAGGCTTTGTCTTATGTGAGTAAAGGCTTTCAGGACATGTGTTTCATGCTGGATTATTGGGAAAAGAACCAAAAGAAAAAAGTCCCTTTCATCTTTCAAGAGTTCTGTCCGGGTATTGAAGTTGCTGTGGGTGGTTGGATGGGGCGTGACGGATTTCTTTCCCACTTTCTAGAAAACTTCGAGTTTAAGAAGTTGATGCCAGGGGAAGTCGGGGTCAATACGGGCGAAATGGGAACTGTGATGAAGTATGTCACGATTGAAGAATCCCGTTTGGCTCAAGAACTCTTGCTTCCCCTAGAATCGCGACTCATCAGAGAAGGCTACACAGGCTATATTGACGTGGCTGTTATGGTTGGTACGGAGGGGGAACGTAAGGGAAAGTTGAATCCTCTCGAATTCACTTCTCGGCATGGATGGCCTCTTTTTCAGATTCAGCAAGCTCTCCATACGAATATTGCAGATTGGATGCTTGATGCTCTCAATGGTCGTGACACTTTCACGCCAAGTCGTGACGTCGCCCTTGGCATTGTCTGTGCTATGCCCGACTTTCCGTACAGTAAACTGACGCGGAAAGAGGTTACGGGCTTCCCTATCTGGGGCGTAAATGCGTCCAATCGCTATAATTTCCACCCCTGCGAACTGATGCTTGGGGAATCTTATGGCGAATCCGGCGAGAAAGAGCCGATGATGGTGTCTGCCGGGGATTACTTAGCTGTCATTACAGGAACTGGTAAATCTATCAGCAAAGCTAAAGATGATGCCTATGGTAGACTAAAGGAATTCGAAATCCCGAATTCGCCTATTTTCCGCACCGACATTGGCAATCGTCTTGAGAAGCAATTGCCGAAGCTTCAGGCCTTGGGCTATGCCGAATCCTGGGAGTGGTAGAGTATGAGCCAGAAAGTATCCCCGGTTCCGCCGCATGGGCAACCCGACAAACGGTGGTTGGATGCGATGGTAGCGACGGTCAATGATGCCTATGCCGGGACGTGTACGACGGCCACACGGCCTCCGAATGCTGTGATCGGATTCCACACATTCGACACCACGATAGGTCAACCGATATGGCTTAAGTCTGTGAACCCGAATGTTTGGGTGAATGGCACTGGGACGGTGGTGTAGGAATTGTTTATAGGAATTAATCTACATTAATTTGGGCAAATAAATCATATGGCTGGCCGAGCAGACTTCTTCAAGAGTGGTTCATGGAACGCGACGTGCGATCTGTGCGGGGCGAAGGAGAAGGCCGACCGTATGGAACTGACGTGGAATGGCTTGTACACTTGCAAGCACCACAAGGAGAGGCGCAATCCGCAGGATTTCCTGCGTGGTGTGAAGGACAACCAGACTGTGCCGTGGTCCCGTCCGTGGCAGCCCCCGTTGTGCGAGACGACTTCGTTTCCCTACACTGAATATTGCACCCTTCAGGGCAAGAATGCTATACCAGGTTTTTCGATACCGGGTTGTGCCGTTCCTTCCTACGTAAACACGGCTTTCTACCCCTCCATTGTGCAATGGCGTGGCTGGGCTATCCAGGATACTTATGGTTGCCCTATCCTCGATACCAATGGTCAGATGATCTACCCCCCGGGCACGCCTTCGGCTACGAACCCTCCCCGACCTGCCGGCCCCGCCTATGCATTGGACGTCAACTTCTACCTTGATTCGAGCACGCTAGCATGAAAAAACTTCTTCTTTTCATTGGTTTGCTGTGGACTGCCGGTGCCAATGCCCAATTCACACCTGGCCAGATTCTGACCGCGGGGGCGCTGAATGCTCAGTTTGCCTTGTATGCGCCTCTGTCTGGGGCGACCTTCACCGGGCCGGTTAGTGGCACTACGTTTGCGGGGGCATTCAATGGCCCCCTCAATGGTTCGGTGGGGGCAACCACTCCATCCACGGGCTCATTCACGAACCTCTCGTCTAACGGTACGTTGACTCTCGCCAACGGCTCCGTAACCCTCCCGTACTTGGCAACGGAAGCCGCTAACACAGTGGTGGCGAATTTCACCGGCTCGACTGCCAGTCCTGTTGCATTCTCCATGCCGAGTTGTACAGGGTCTTCCAATGCCCTCGGATATACCAACGGCACGGGCATTGTGTGCAATGGTTCAATCAATGCCACGACTCTCGGAGGCGCGACGTTTGCTTCTCCGGGATCGATTGGCTCCACGACAGCAGGAAGTGGAGCTTTCACTACGGTCACCGCGAGCAGTACAATCACACCTTCCCAAACTGCTGGCATTGTTGGAACTACAACCAACAATAATGCGAATGCAGGCAGTATAGGGGAATACATCACAGCTAACGCTTCGGGAGTTTCCTTAACCACTGGAACTCCATCTAACCTGACTAGTATAAGTTTGACCGCTGGTGATTGGGATGTGACAGGGATAGCCCAAGTTCTGGCATCTGGTTCCACCGTC